TTTTGATAAACCAAAGAAGATTGAATATCGATACGTTAAATTGGTTAGCCACCACGACGATGTTGGCATTAGCAAGCTCTGATTTCATGCCCAGTCCTCCTTTATTTTTTTGATTTCTTTTTTATTGATGATCTACCATACAAACGTCGATAGGTTTTAGGGCAATATTCAGCATCTAAGAATGGTTGCCCAAGTGCCAAAGATTGCAAAACCATGACTTGGGATAGTATGTTAAAATCATCATGTCTATAAGACATAACATTGATTCTAATTATTCCCGCCATTTTTTCGACTCTTGTTTGATTTAATCCAAGATATAAGTCGGCATGTGCCATTTTTCGGATGTCTTCGGAAGTATCTTCTTCATCAAGATTTTCTTTAGTGAAAGATGCTCTGCCAGATTGACTGACAGTCGCCATTAGCGAATGCCTCCGTTTTGCGAAACTTTTACCCTTTTTCCATCGGGCATCAATTTGCCATCTCGGATCAAGTTTGCCTGGCTCATCTCCCATAATATCAAAATAGTCAATAACATCAACATCTGAAATAAAACCTTCCTCATATTCAAGAGCTTCTATATCCGCTATTATTTGATCAAAATTAGCACCAAAGGGAGGGTATGAAATTACTCTTAAATTTTGTTCAAACATACGACTATATGAATCAATCTTTTTGATAACCATTTCAGGAGTTATTTTTTGTGCTTGATACACTTCATACCAGATTGAGGGAATATAATCTGGATCTCTCCTCCTTCTGCAATACGTGCATGGCATATATTTTGCATATATTCTGGCATCATACATTGGAATTTTATCTTCAATCAATTCTGCTGGCAATGTAACATTATTTACTCTTTCTAATCTCATACAATCACCAGTTTGATTGTTTAGGCAATCAAAAACAGGGATAATCACTTGCCCTTCTTTCTTTGCTCCTGCTGTCAGGCGAGCATACATTCTTCGACGAACATCTTTTTCAGACATCTCCAATGAAACGTATGCAACTTTAAAACCATTCGTAAGAGCTTCGAAGGCTATATCATCTTGGATTCTGTAGCTTTTACCTCTCTTAGCCGGCCCCATATAAGCCACCAGCCAGTCCCTTTTCAAATATCCTCCGACAAGTTCCCCTAATGCACCAGGCAATTTAAAAAGGTTATCACTATCGTCTTCTTCGAAGGCTTTATAAACAGTGTTTTTGTCAAATGGATTTATCCACTTGCTTGTGGTCGAAGATATATTACCAAATTTCTGAACAACCTCTGCCGCTTTTTCGACTTGATCTTTTGATAGATAATCATCTACTTGGTTCACCAAAATCGAAAGGTTTTTAGCTTGACAAAACCTTCTTGCTTTATCAAGCATATATTCAGTATTTAGTTTGGAAAGATCGGCATTTGCATATCTTTCTGAAATATCATTCAAAAAAGTTTCTATAAGTTCTTGCTCATCTTGTTTAAGTTTTCCTTTTTCAATATTGAATATAGACATCATATCCATGAAAGGAGCTTTATTATAACGTTTATAATAATCTATTAGCCATGTGGCTACACGGCGAATATATTTGCTTGAAAAATGTTCTAATTTCAATGATTTGGAAAGAATTTCTTTACCAAATCTTGTGTCAACAATTAGTCCGGTTATTATATCTTTTTCTAAATCTTGAGATATTTGAACGCGTTGATACATATATTATTTCCTCCACTTTCTTTGATTATATCATCATTTCTATATACAAAGACCTTTGTCGGAAAGATATATATGAAGACGTCTTTCAAACATGGCATCAGTGCATAACCAGGTAGTCTCTACTTTTTTTGGATCGGCACCATTCAAAGCATATTTGATTGAGGGAAACATATAAATCCGAACAAATTTGGGAGGGTCATCAAAGAAATAATCTTCAATGTTATAGTTATTCCGGTTTCTCTCTAACCACTCATTAAGCTTTCTTGCTGCCAGAGCAAAGTTATTTTCATCTCTTGCTGTTGGTTTATTAGTGCAATATTCTGATTCCATCCAGCACTTTTTAATTGCCGCTGTTGTATTGGGATATTCATTCTTTTGCCGAATAACATATTTTTCAATGAGATAATCTTTACCATTCAGACATTCATCAAACCATGATTTAATTCCATGAGCAGGGTTATCTGTTAGCATTCTGCTACGGGTATATTCGCGAAATTCAAAGAATTCATCCAATCCTACAGTATTCCCAGCAAAAGACATATTGATTGCTTTTATATGCTCATCACTTAGAAGGAAATAATAATTATCCATTGCTTCACTTATTTCTTCAACAGAATATGATAACAAAGCTTTCTTTATGTTTTTTATTGCATTATAAAAAGATTTAGTATTAGCAATCCTGGTTTTTCTGATTGGGGTATCCTCACCCAGAAGATTCCAGTAATTAAATAAATTCTGAACATCTTTTGAACAAGAGGCAAAAATAGACTCGGCACTTTCTGCTTTAGCAGAAGTGTCTTCTTTTTCTTTAGAAAAAGAAGGTTTATTATTATTATCTATTATATTTATCTGGATGGCTTTTTGTTCATCCCCCCCTGGCTGAAAAGTCATCCCCCCGGGATGTGATTTTTCATCATCTTCTTCTTTGTTGTATTCATAAACAAGATATTTGTATTCTTCTAAGTAGGTCGATGTTACTTGAAGAACACGGCTATTTTTTAATTCATTAAGATTTGAAATTATATAACGATGCTTAATCAGATTTGTGATACTGGATTGAACTTTCCTAATCGAAATATTAAGACGGCTTGCAAAATATTTATTGGTTGCCCAACAGTGATTTTTGCCATCAATACTATGAATCATCCAGAACATCAATTTATCTGTTGGGGTTAGATTTGGATTAAATGCAACCTGGATTGGGATTGTTACATAAGATATTATTTTTTGTGGCTCTTCCATTTCTTCTTCCTCCTTATTCTTTCAATAAATCTTTTCTGATTTGTCTAACTTCATCGGGTGATAAATCACATGGATCACCTTTATCTAAAAGAATTAATTCTGTATCAATAATTGCTCCTAAATCTTTTGCTAATTTTGATGCTTTTTTGGAAGCATCTTGATCATACATTACAAATAATTTCTTAATGCCTTTACGAATTAATAAGATTTTTTGTTCATCAGTCATATTTGATGTAAAAGATGCTATTGCAGACTTTCCAAGTCTCCAAACGTCTGTTACTCCTTCAACAAGAATGGCAACTCTACTGGTATTATCAATATTATATAAAGTATGTTTGACAGGGATGATAGCTTCTTCTTCTTTGCAATCAATGTATGGATATTCAGAAGTTCCTGTCACATCTCTTGTTAGATAAGAAACTAAACGATTATCAAGATAGCAAGGAATGATAATTCTACCTCTGTATCTTCCAACATTATAAACAGCTTTTAAATGATATTCTTTTATTAATTTGTCGGCATCAAAACCTCTGCTGATTAAATACTTTTTATGCATTGGCATTAAATCAATGCATTCAGAGGGAAGACAACACTTTCTTTTATCGTGTATTTTCGATGTATTTTCGATGTCTTCAATTTTTTTATATTTACCCCTGATATCTTCTTCGTTATCAAAAAAAGTTTGATATTGGGATAGTCTTAATTTGGCTTCAGACCAAGTGCAATCCTCTATCACTTTTATTAATTTGATTATATTCCCGCTTTCGCCACAAATCCAGCAGTGAAACATTGCTGTGCGGATATTAATACCCATGTGCTTAGAAGAATCATAGCAATGTTGGAAGGGACATTGTATTCCTACCCAGCCTTTCCCAATATTTTTGCCACCTCTATCAAACGGGATATCTCGATCATTCAAATATTGAATGACATCAAAATTGTAGCTCATTTTTCTTTGATTTCTTTTGAGAATTTTTCTTGCAAATTCTCTTTGCCACACTTTTTATTCTGGCAAATCCAAATATTATAAAAACCAAAGAAACGCTTAAATACTTGCATACCATTCTTGCAATGAGGACATTTCCTTATATCGCCTATTTTGTTCATTTATTCTCCTTCCATCGCATAGTATAACACTCTTTCTGGATACCATTTAGCATTACCAGAATAAAGCATCAAAGCTTTTTTTAGATCACCATTACAAGCTTTGTAATATTTTGTTAAAATAAATTTGCCGGCTTTGATATTTTTATCAGGATGAAATAAATCTTTTGCTTTGAAAATCCCAAATTGTTTAAGATCATTTTTATGCATCTCATATCTTATTTGCATTAAACCATATGCCCCTTGTTTACTCACTGCTTTTGGATTGCCTTTGGATTCTGCTTTAATAATTGCTGATATTAGGCGAGGATCATCGATAGCTATTTTTTCAGCTGCAAATTTTACATAAACATATTCTATTTCTTGTTTTGTTTGAAATTTAATTCCTAAAGAGAAACCAATCAAAATGGCAATGATTATTACTATACTTATAATTATTTTTGCTTTCATTTATATACCTCTCATTTCCCATTTATTTTCAACATAAACTTGAAGCCTCATCATTGTGTGATGATCTAAATATTTATAAGTATCTATAAAATCTTTGATTATGACTTTATTTTTTGTAGTGGTTGCTCTTAAACCTCTACCAATCCCTTGCAAAGTTGCAATTTCTGATTTTCCTCCTGCTGCATTGATAACACAATCAAGAGAACGAATATTTACTCCTTCCTTCCAAACAGTTGAAGCAATAATACATTTTTTTTCTTTTGATTCTAAGGCTTGTTTTAATTTCATTCTTTCATCTTTGTTGGTTTCACTCCATACAAAATTTATTTCTAAACCAAGAATGTCCGCCATTTCTAATAATTTTTTTGCATGTTCAACTTCTTTAACCAAAATTAAAACAGATTTGCCTTGACTGGTCTCTTTAATTGCTTCCATTATGATAAGTCTATTTCTTATACGGCTATCAATAATTGCTTCTTTGTAGATATCACGGTAGTTTGTTAAACGATAGATTTCTTGCTGGTCAGGAACATTTATCCATTGGATTTGAGGCTCTGATAGAACACCTGCTTTGATGCCTTGCTCAACTGTGAACTCCCCAATCAGCGGTCCTACCCATCCCTCCAAAACCATTCGGCTTGTTGAAGATGTTTGATCGGTAGCTGTTAAACCTACTCTTACAGGAGCAAGATTTATTTCTAAGATTTTTGCATAATTACTATCTTGACTTGATAGATGATGAACTTCATCAATTATTATTGCAGTAAATTTTTCAGAGTATTTATCTGGAGAATTAAAAGCAATTTTAATCCAGGTTTGAACTGTTGAGACTATTATTACTCGTGAATCTAATTCATTCGGAAGATTTTTTTCTCCTCCACCAAGCATGATTGCTTGGAATCCAAAATTACGAAATGTTTCAAAAGCCTGGACTAATAAATCGATTGTATGACAAAGAAATAAAGTTCTGCCATCAATCATTGAATGAATACCTGCAGCAAGCAAAGTTTTCCCTGTTCCCGTTGCAGATTTTAGGTATCCTCTATGCAAACGAGAGACTTTTTCTAATAATTCTAATTGATCAGGACGGAAAACAATACCAGGCAAGTGGGG